TCGAAAGAGTAACACACTAAATCAGATAGTTCTCCTGGTTTATAAGATATAGGTGCTCCCATATAAAATGCAGGAGCTGCATCTTCAATTATTTTTATTGCAGGAAGATATTTTTTAACTACTTTACATAGTTCTGGTACATTTGCCATTGTGCCAAAATTATGTATAATTATAAGCGCATTTGCATAGTTATTTTTTATTTTCGCCCAGTTTTCTAATGCTTCAACAGAAATATTACCAGTTTCATCTATATCAATAAACTTTAAACGTCTATTCATAAACCTAACAGCGTTTGCTACTCCTCTCCAGCCATATGCAGGAACTAAAATAGTATCGCCCTCTTTTGTTAAAGCGTGAACAGCTATTTGTAAAGAGTCGGTGCAGCAATTTGTAAAATTCCAAAAAGGAAGATCAGATAGCTCAGCGCATTTATCTGCTAGTTCTCTTTGTATAGGCGCTAAATCACGACCATCTTCTGCTTGGTACGGATAGTCCATAGCATCTGAGATAGCACGAAGATAATCAAGCTTATGTTTTTTTATACGTTGTCGATGGGGAATAAACGCTATAGATTTCAACTAAATACCTAGAGAGTTATACCATTGTTGAACCTGCTCATAAGAATGTTTTCCGAGAAGGTAATTGCCATAAATATTATTTTTATAATAAATTAAAACAGGAAGACGATTACGATGATCAGTAGGTAGACGAGACAGTCGAGAATCATTTTCAGTAGCCCACTCTGTATCTACGTCAGGATGTTCTTTTTTTATTGCTTCTAACTGATTTTTGATGTATGATAAGTTTGTTGAATCGGAAAACGCGAACCCAACTATTTTATGAGTGGTCATCTATGATTTCTCTCAGTTCTTTTATGTTTGACTCAAGTATTTCGATTCTCGCACGCATTTCTTGTAATTCGGATGCAAGATATCGTAAATCTCCACCTAAATCGGTGGCAACCTCTCTAACTTGAGCATGAAGCTCTTTTGCTTCTTGTCTGACATATTTTTCTGTGGCATACATGATATTAGTATGTCAAAAAATATAAGGGTTGTCAATAAAAAACTAACTACAACAAAAAGAGGATATCCATTTTATGTCACGACCACGACTACCCTATGTTATTACATATTTTCAATCTTTAGCTAACCAGGGAGTGGAAGAAGCAAAAGAATTAATTCAAGAATATACAAATATGCAAGAAGACTCAGGTGAGTTTATTGCTGCACGTTTTATTATGGAAGTTTACGAAGAAGTACAACAGGAGCTAAATAGTTATGACAAAGAAACACACTTACAGTAGTCTTAACAATTATAGTGATTGGTCAGTTAAAAAGTTAGTTGATGAGTCAAAAAATGTCGCAAGATGGAATCCTTGGATAGCTCACGAGTGGATGCGCGAAGCTTCTTATCAAATTATAGGTATTGATCAGTATCGGTTAATAGAGTATCATGATGCTGCTGTTGAAGAAATTAATGCTTATTGGCGTATGCTTACTCGTATGCGTTTTTATAAAGAAAAAGAGTTTTGGCAAGGTATGCGTCCTAAAATGCTAACTAAAATGGTTCCTGACGACGATGATGTCGTATCTTTATAAAATTATACTTGCTAAGTTACAATTTTTCTGCTATTATGAAAGTTCAAGAAAATGTTTCTAAAAATTAATAGAAAAAATCCTTTTCGCAATTTAGTACGCAACGCAAGAAGAATACTTATTTCTGATTATTCTAATGAAGATAAAGCTCTTCTGTTTAAAGAACTATATACTGAGTTGCGTGAGTCTCTAAAAGAAAATGAATATTATTTAAATACTCAACCAGCTTATTCCAGGCGTTGTATTCATTGGAATCAAAGTGATTTTGAATCTATTAGACCTGTTAAGAATTTGTCTAATCCTTGGCTTCGATTCAAACGAGAGTTTGAACACGCGCTAACCAACGACAATTTTTGCGAAATTGTCAGAAGTGTGTCTGTAGCTTTAGGGTGGTTTTATTCTAACGATTATCTAGATGATTGGGTAGTTGATTTGAGAAAGGAATAAACATGGCTGTTTCATATCAAAGCGCTTATAAGTTGATAAGAAAAGTAGTTACCTCTATGCCAATTGATGTATGGGATGAGGATACAGGAGAAGTTTGGGAAGCTTGTAACTGGGAACTCTTTGACCCTCGCCCGGAGGGCGACTGCGCTGGGTCACGAGAAATTGGTGCCGCTAACTTAATTTCAGCTTTTAACTTATTACATCAAAAGATGTTAATTTCAGAATTATCACAAGAAGACTTTGATGAAACAATTGAGTATCGTTCTTTAGAGTTATTTAAAGAAATAATGGAACAACTAGAAAAAGAACGAATAATTCGTAAAACCCCAACCTCACTTAGAGAAAATTTTAAGGTGATTAGTAATGAAACTGACAGACGAAGAACAGAAGGAATTGAGAGCTGAAATCCAAAGAATTGTAGATTTAATGGTTCAAGTTAAATCTGGACAAGAATCTATTTCTTCAATTTTAAAAGATATAAAAGACCAATATGAAATTCCATCTACAGTAGCTCGCCGTGTAGCTAATACTTTATATAAAAATAATATGATGGAAGAAGAAGAAAAATGGGAAGATTTTAAATCTTTAGTAGACGTTTGTGGATAGCTTCCGCAACTTGTAAATGAGATAAAGGCCCCGCATGAGATCTATCCTCAGCGGGGTCTTTATGTTTCATCAAATCTAAATGTAAATCTATATGATTATCTGTTAGTTCACATAGTTTTGGGTATAGATGAGGAAAACAACACATATGAACATGTTTTATATCAGCTCGTTCACAAAGTAGTATTTGTTTAGCCACAGCACCTGCCCATAAATTTTGCACTACGCTTTCGTTTTCAAAATATAACATTCCTGCTGCGTGCCAAGCAGCTTGGTGTCGTTTATCTTCTTGTCTACGATTTCCTAAAATTTGTTCAGATAAAATCCAATTACGATAGTATTTTTCATTTTCTAGTATATGATTAGCTACTAAAAAACCTTGATAATGATTTCTTCTAACATCCCATACTTGCCAACGATATTCACTAGTATGTCCAATAAGAATTAAATCAGGTTTTAACTTGACAGCTTCTTCAACTTGATTTAAAATAAGATATTCAGAAGCACCGCTTTGAGCTAGGTTTTTAATTTCAGATTTAAAAGCTCTAGCAATAAGATGTGCATAAATTTGATCTTGTGATGCAAGACCTTCTCCAGCAGTATATGAATCTCCGCAAGCAATTATGAGCATTTCTGATATTTTTGTTATAGGTAATTCTTGGTCTATACCAAGTCTTGAAGCACCTAAACCGTGTTTTGATTTACTTAACTTAAAAAATCGCTGGGAAGAACCAGGAATTACTTTAGATGCTCAATCTGAGTATATCATAAAAAATAATCTTGTCAATCATTTTAAAGTTATTTGGTTAGTAGGACATCATCATCGAGTAGATCCTTACGGAGATGGTCACTATCTTATCCCATACGATTGGGGAGAAGAAAATATTTGGAGTAAAATAACTCGTGATTTATGGTTTAAAAAATTAACTAAAATGCCTTGGTATTGGCGAATAAATGCTTTGTTTGTACAAGCAGTTGCAGCAAAAGCTACTCCAGAAAATTTAATGTTAATTCCTATATATCGACCCAACATATTAGAACATGATATGTTAAAAAATAATCCTTGTATTTGGTGGGAATATATGCGAGATTTAGCAAAAGATCATCCTGATGGGAGAGGACATACTAATCAAAAAGGACATTTGATTTTTGCTATGAAACTTCGAGAGGAGATTGAAAATCGTTGGAAGATTTCATTGACGATAGATGGGTAGATTCTATACACATAGGTTTTAGTGGGGAGATAGCTAAAAAAGCCTATAAAATAGTTGAGCACTGTGAAAAAAATTATTACTGGTATGGACATCAATGGGTATGTAATTTTGCAGGACAAACAGCTATTTTATTAAAACCAGGAGAAGGTTATGAATGGCATTTTGATAATATGGACTATACTAATGGTATTCTTTCTTGTCCCAGACCTTCTAGATTTTGGAGTCATTTAATTTATTTAACTGATGGGCAACCTTTTGAGATAGGCAACTGGAATCCAAAAGGAGTAAGAGTAGAGCAAACAGAGTTTAGTGCTCCAGAACCTACAGAGATTATAGCTAGAATTTATCCTATTCCAGGTAAGACAGTTATATTTCCTTGTTTTATGGTTCATAGAATACAGCCACTAGTTAAAAAAAATAGATGGGCTTTTGTAAGCTTTATTGATAAACCTAATTATACTACATTAAATAAAAAACAACTAACAAGTATTTATAAAAGGTATTTTAATGACAATATTCGGAATTAGCGCATATCATCATGATTCTGCCGCTGCGTTATTGCAAAATGGCTTTGTAAGGCGTGCTTCCCATGAAGAACGTTTTACTCGTAAAAAATTTGATAATTCTTTTCCTTCTAACTCTATTCGTTGGATGCGGCATCATATTGAAAAAGTTGATGGAGTTGCATACTATGAAAGACCTGGGTTATTAGAAAGACAAAATATTAAAAGAGAAATAAAAAAAGCAATACCAGGAAAATATCCTATTGAATTTATGGATCATCATAAATGTCATGCTATGAGTTCTATTTTAACAACTGATTGGGATAGATGTGCAGTATTGGTAGTAGATTCTGTTGGAGGTAACTACTCTACTAGTTTAGGTATATACGAAAATAATGAAATTACTTGGATAAAAAGATTTGAATATCCAGAAAGTTTAGGTTTATTTTATTCTACTATAACAAATTTATTAGGGTTTGTTCCCCTATCTGATGAATGTAAAATAATGTCCGCAGCAGCTTATGGAGAGCCAAAGTGGAAAAATTATATGAAAGAAAAGTTTTTAGAAACAGAATTTGGAAATTATACCTTAAAACAAGATCTACGTAGGGGTGTTGGTAAAGGTGTACTTGATTGGGATATAGCTGCAAGCGCTCAAGAACTATTACAAGATTGTTTAATTAATTTAGCTAATTGGTTATTTAAAGAGACAGCCTGTAACAAGCTTGCTTATGCCGGCGGAGTAGCTTTAAATTGTGTAGCAAATACTAATTTAATTAGGTATTCTAATTTTGATCATATTGCAATTCAACCAGCTGCTGGAGATGCGGGATGCGCTTTAGGAGCCGCGGGGCTTTTAGATAGACCTATTTGGGAAAATGCATATTTAGGATATGAAGATTCTTTAAATCAAAACCCAGAAGATATAGCACAAAGACTACTTAGAGGAGAAATAGTGCCTGTTATTAATGGTCCAGCTGAGTTTGGTCCTCGTGCTTTAGGAAATAGAAGTTTACTAGCATTACCTACTCCTCTTTGTGTTAGTAAATTAGATAATTTAAAAGGAAGAGTAAATGACTCTTGGAGACCGTATGCTCCTGTGTGTTTAGAAGAAGTAGCAGAAGAGTATTTTGATATTTACTATCCTTCTTACGAAATGTTATATGTCGCCTATAACGAACCAAATAGCCCTTTTAAAACACACGATGAAACTGCAAGACTTCAGTTAGTTAATAAAACTAAAAATGCTTTTCTTGCTAAAATTTTAGATTTTACTACTAAGCTTGGGCATCCTATATTAATTAATACTAGTTTAAATGCAAAAGGAAAACCTATTGTTAATACGGTAGAGCACTTTAAAAATGAAATCAAACTTTAACATATTAAATCTGCATAATAAAAAATATGAATATACTTATGATATGCGTGTAGATACTCTACCTACTGGTAGAACCTATTTTACTCCTGATGGAGACTATCCAAGTATTACTACTGTTTTAGGAAAAACAGCTAATAATGCTTGGTTACAAGCTTGGAAAGATAGAGTAGGAGAAGAAGAAGCTGCTCGTATTTCTAAAGAAGCTACAGATAGGGGAACTTTAGTACACGAATACGCAGAACGATACTTTAATGGAGAAGATATTTTATCTGATTTAAAAAAGGAATCTTCTGATGTAATTCAGATGTCAAGAGATCTAATTAAGATTACTGAGTCGGGAGTTACTGAGATCTGGGGGCAAGAACAAGTTTTATGGAGCAATAAATATCAATATGCTGGGCGTTGTGATATGGTAGGTTTATGGAATGGCACTCCCTCTATTATTGATTTTAAAACCTCTAAAAAAATAAAATATGTAAAACAAATTAAAGACTACTTTATTCAGTGTTGCGCTTATGCTGTAGCTCATAATGAACTTTATGGAACAGGTATTAAAAATATAGTTGTATTAATTACTGTTGATGGTAAAGAACCTCAATGTTTTGAAACTACTGCTGTACCTTTTTTATCAGATTTAAAACTACGGTTACAACAATATGCAGCAGTGTAAACAACTACCGCTTCCA